TTAAAATAATTCTTTTGAGGCGTTTTCCATTAGTTGACTAAACTTTTGGGAGGCGTCTTTTTTATATGAATTTGTGATTTTAGCGTAGATGTTCATAGTTGTATTAATATCTTTGTGGCGTAATCGTTCCTGTATTTCTTTGATATGCACGCCAGCTTCAATAAGCAAGGCACAATGTGTATGTCTGAATGAATGTGTGGAGATGTTTTTATTAATATTGGTCTTTTTAAGTATAGCTTTTATCCATAATTGAAGTTTTTTTATCACAAGTGGGTACCCATTGTTGTCAGTAAATACAAAGTCATTATCTACATATAATTCATTCTTCCACTTATCTTGCACGTTTACTTTATATTCGCTTAGTAAAGTGATTATTTTTGGGTCAACAGAAATCTTACCAATTGATGAATCAGTTTTTGGTGTAAGTATTTGATACTTTTTCTTATTGTTATTTGGATTGTAATAAGTTTTTGTAATACTAATGGTATTGTTCTCAAAATCGATGTCAGACCACTTCAACGCTAATAATTCCCCAGCACGTAAGCCTGTATATGCAAGAGTAGAAAAGACTTCAAAACTATTTTGTGGTGAATGGTCGTATTTTGCGACTTTAAGAAACTCGATTAATTCGTCTTTTTCAAGAAATTTTTTATGTATTTCAGTTTCCTCTAATTCTTCCACGGTACGTTTCTTTTTAGGGCGCTTAATTCCTTCAATAGGAAGTACCCTGATCAATTTCATATCATAAGCGTATTTAAATATCATATTAGTAGATGCCACAATGCTATCAACGTAATTCTTGCTGAATTGTGCTGTCATATCGTCCACAAAACGTTGATAATCATGTTTCTTGATACTTTGTATCGGATAAGTCCCGAAACGTTGTACAGCGTGATATATGGCTTTCTCACGAACTCTTACGCTACTTACTTTAACTTCATTAGCATATTGTTTAAGCCAATCGTCAGCAACTTGTTTGAATGTAGATGATGACGGCGCTATATATTCACCAGTGCGCAGTTGCCTTTCAATTATCTCAGCATGATGCTTTGCGTCTGATTTACGTTTAAAGCCTGTTTTAGAAATGTATTCATATTTACCAGTTTGTGGATTTTTACCTAGTGAAATACGGTAGCGCCAATTATTTTTAGCGATTTGGTCATAACTTGCCATTGGAACACCTACTTGATATTTAAATACTGTTTAAGGAAGTCGTCAAATTCATTAGTAATATCATCATATACTTCTTTACTACCACTATCTTTATGCTTTATTAATAATTGTAGTAAAGCGGAAACGAATATAATATTGTTCTTTCTATTTTCTTCATCTATACTTTTGTTAGTATTTTCATTAGTTTCAAGTTCAATAAAATTGTATACGTTTCTTAATAAATTAACCTGAGATACATTTAGGTCTTTTTTTATTAAATTTATATAATTTTCTTTGACCTTTAATTCGGTTTTATCAAAAGTGTTTTTCATTGCTTCTAAGAATTTTTGATTTTGAATTTCTCTTTGTTCTTTTGGTAAATCGTTAATTGATACAAAAATATTTGCTAGTCCAACTAATTCTTCAAAACTGTAATCATAGTAGAGGGAAATTTTATTAATGACTTCAATTGTTGGTTTCCTCTCTTTGCCAGTTCTAGGGTCGACACCTTTTTCTAAACTATCTAAGTAAGTATGACTAATACCAATATTTTGAGATGCTTCCCTAATAGACTGATTCCCTCTTAATTCTTTGATTTTTCTTCCGAATTCATTCATTTTTTAACCTCCTTAGAAATTTTTTACTACTATATTGTAATTCATAGTTGACATCAAAAGCAACCTATACTATATTGTTAGTGGGAGGTGTAAACCGTGAATAACATAATTAAAAAAATAAGGTTGTCAAAAGGAATAACTGTAACTCAATTAAGTAAGAAAAGTGGTTTAAGTAGAAATGCAATATATAAGCTAGAAGATGGCAATACTAATCCAAGTTTGGAAACTATTAAAAAAATTTCTTATGGTTTAGACGAAACGCCAGCAAAAATTTTTAACCTAAATGTTATTCGAGAATTACAAAAAGGAGGAACAAAACATGTTCAACATTAACATTGATGAAAATGAAGCACGTGAGATGTTGCAAAAAGCTATTGATGAGCGTGTGGACGAACTAGCAAGCCAAAAATATTTCATGACTTACAAAGAATTATCTGAATATCTGAATTTGAGTAAACCAACAATTGAAGAACTACTAATTAAAAATGGTCTCAAGTATTACATGGTCGGTTCGACATATCGTTTCAAGAAGTCCGATGTAGATGAATTCATGGATTACATCACATCTCAAATGAACATTCACAATAACGATTTAAAAAAACTTAATAAGGTGGTCACACGATGAAACAACAAGTAATTATTACAAAGACAATTGTCGGATGGTACAACATCAAAGACACAAAGCACAATTTGCTTTTAAATGTATCACCGCAAGTGTTTGATCGGTATTTTCCTGAAATCAATAATGATGTTCAAATTGCAGTGTTAGAAATGGATCTATCAAGAATTACAGAAATCAAAAATAAGAAAAAGGTAGGTAGTTAAGAATGGACGAACAACAAACACAAGTGCTCGATGATATTTACAATACATTGATTGCAGTAAGTGACGATGTAGCAACCGAGTATAAGCATAAAGTAGAAGAGGGCGAAAATGAATGGTATGAAACAGTAACCCGTGAGAAGCATTTGGAGTCTATTATTCAGTGGGCGGTACAACAGATTGAAAATAATTTTGAAGTGGAGGAAATTTAAAATGGATATTTCAGAAAGTATAAAGGAAATGAAACAAGTCGCACTTAAATATGGTGAATCGCAATATGCACTAGGGCGTGCTGTAGCACACAATGAAATGTTTAATGCATTAGCAACATATATTGTAACGCAATTGTCAGATGAGAATGGTATCGAATCGTTTGAGAGATTCCAAATGATGATTAGAGATGATTTGGAAATAGAAGAGTCGAACACAAAAGAACTTGTGAATGAACTTGATGAATTATTAAGAAATAAAGGAGATAACGCATAATGAATTGGGAAATTAGAAACTTATTTAGTGAGATCAAAATAGTTAAAGAAAAAATTGATGATGTGGTTACTTCTTTCAAATGGTTTGATGATGAGTACTTTACACATGAACCTAGCCACGTGTTAAGTAATTATGAAGTGGAAACACACGGCTATAAATATCACGAACACCGTATTCAACTTACACAATTACTAGATTTGTTGTTTATGTATACGAATCAATTCGACGAACTTATTCAAAAGTTTCACGAATTAGAAAAAGCGTCATCAGCGAAGTTTGGCGACAGAACTGATAACGCATAGCAGAAAAAAATATAAAAAATAATCAGAGCGATTAAGAAACACTCTATTAACATTATAGCATTTTTCGCTCTGATTGTAATTAGTTGGGAGGTATTTTGTGGCACTAAAAGTAAAAGATAATATATTAAGAGTTAATGAAGATAATATTCCAAAAGAATTAAAAGAAATTCCTAGTTGGGTGCTTTGGTGTGCTGAATGGAATGAAAAACAACAGAATTATAGCAAAGTTCCGTATAGTGATAAAGGTTACAGAGCAAGTTCTAATAATAAGAATACATGGACTGACTTTAATACGGCTTATATAGAATATGAGATGCATGAAAAATACAGTGGCATTGGTTTTGTTTTAAGTGGTGACAATGAATACATTTGCTTAGATATAGATAACGCTGTTAGCCATGACGGTGAAATACATTTAGATTTGGTTAAAACACTAATTAAAATGACGTACTGTGAAAAATCACCAAGTGGAACAGGAGTACATTGTTTCTTTAAAGGCAAGCTACCAAGCAATCGTAAGAAGAAACGTACTGATTTAGATATTGAATTATATGATAGGGCTAGATTTATGACGGTTACGGGCGAATCAATTGGACAAAGCGAAATAAGCGAAGATCAAACCATATTGAATAATTTAGTTGAACGTTATTTTAAAGAAGAACCCTCTTTTGAAACAACTACGACAAATAACCATAATAGTGAAAGCCGACTTTCCGATGATGAAGTTATAAATATCATGCTTAAATCCAAGCAAAAGGATAAAATTAGTGACTTACTACAAGGAGATTACGAACAATATTTTGCAAGTCCTAGTGAAGCCGTACAAAGCCTATTACATTATTTAGCATTCTATACAGGTAAAAACAAAGCTCAAATGGAACGTATATTCTTAACTTATAACAATTTAACCGATAAATGGAATGGTAAGCGTGGCAATAGCACATGGGGGCAATTAGAGCTTGAAAAGGCTATTGCAAATCAAAAAGAAATATATCAAAAAGGTATAAATGATTTTGAAGTGATATTAAGTGACAAAGAAAGTGTAAGAAAAATGCTAAGTAAAGTTGGAAATGATGAACGTTCATATATGGAAAAACTTTGGATAGAAGAGGGTAAGAAAGGCAGAAAACCCACAGTTATAAGCCCTAATAGATGCGCTCATCTTTTGAAAGAAAACTTGAAATTTATTTTATTTGACCTTGAAGAAAATACAAAATTAGCCATGTATAGAGCTGAAGAAGGCATTTACACACAAAATGTTTCTTATATTAAACGAGTTATTTCGTGGTTAGAACCTAAACTTAACAGCAACAAAGCTGACGAAGTCATCTATCACTTAAAAAATAGAGTCGATATAAAAAGTAAAACGAATTCGCCTGATTTAATACCTGTTAAAAATGGTGTGTTTAATCGTAAAACAAAACAACTAGAATCTTTTACACCTGAATATGTGTTTACCACTAAAATTAATACAGCTTATAAAACACAAAGTGGTGTGCCTGTAATAGAGGGTTGGAGTGTCGACAATTGGATTAATGAAATAGCTTGTAATGATCATGGTGTTGCTAAGTTGCTTTGGCAAGTTATTAATGATTCTTTAAATGGTAATTATACTCGCAAAAAAGCCATATTTTTAGTTGGCGATGGCAACAACGGTAAAGGGACATTTCAAGAATTAATATCACAGCTTATTGGTGCTGAAAATATTGCGAGCTTAAAGGTGAACGAATTTGATGAAAGATTTAAGTTAAGCGTGTTAGAAGGGAAAACCGCTGTAATTGGTGATGATGTGCCAGTAGGTGTTTATATAGATGATTCTTCAAATTTCAAAAGTGTGGTTACTGGTGATCCAGTTCTTGTTGAATTTAAGAATCAGCCTTTATATAGAGCTACATTCAAATGTACGGTGATTCAGTCAACTAATGGCATGCCTAGTTTTAAAGATAAGACTTCAGGAACGTTAAGAAGATTGTTGATAGTTCCGTTTAATGCGAATTTCAATAGGCAATCTGAGAATTTCAAAATAAAAGAGCAGTATGTTAAAAATCAAAAAGTATTGGAGTATGTGCTTTACAGAGCAATCAATATGGATTTTGATACTTTTGATGTCCCTGATGCATCACACAAAATGTTAGATCTTTATAAACAAGATAATGACCCTGTTTACGATTTTAAAGTCAATACATTTGATGAATGGAACATTACGGCTGTACCCAAAAATATCGTTTATTATAAATATAAAGAATTTTGTGAGAATAGTGGTTATACAGGTATTCTATCAGATAGAAAATTCTACAAGAGTTTTGAGAAATATTTAGGTGATGATTGGAATACTGATAATAGAGATAGATATTCCAATAATGATATTAGTAATTTAGAAAATGAGATAGGACACTTTAATAAAAGTTTAGTTACACCAAACAAACAGTGTAGAATTTATAAAAATGAAAAGTTAAAAGTTGTGTGACTGAACTTGTGACTGGAAACAAAATTCTAAAAAACTAATAAAGCCTATAATATAGCGGTTTTTGAATGTATTAAAGAAAAAAAGTGACCGAGTGTGACTGGAAATATTTGTTTCAGTCACAGAAAGAATTTTGTAGTGTCGCGGTTTGTCGGGTGTTTGTGACTGGAATACTACAAATCACACAAGTTTGTGATAAAAGCATGTGGAATGCATATACAGAGAACTACTAAAAAATAAAATACTAAGTTCGAAAATTTCAGTCACACAGTCACAAAAGTTTTGTAAACCCTTGTTGTTGTAAGCGCCAACCTTGTGACTGGAAATATTTGTTTCAGTCACATTAATAATTATTTCAGTCACACAATAGAATTTAGGGAGGAAAACAATGAACAAACATAAACTAAAAAAAGAAATATTAAATTATATCAAAAATCATAAAGAAACATCTTTTGTAGAAATTGAACGGATATTTGAAGAAAACAATTTTGACTATAAAGGTAACGGCGCATATACAAGTGGCGAGAACGATAACGTTATATTTTGGGTTGGCTGGAACGAAAGAGCCTTCGATATTATTGCAGGCTTAAAAAGAGATGGATATATAGAAATGAGTATTTGCCCACCTATGTATTACCTTATTGATGGTAAAAGTTTAAATATGCCCATAGTTAGATCTAAAAATATCACTACCGACCATTGGCTACCTGTTTCATTTTCATTAATACAATAATACTCAACCCCTTGCCACAACTGGACTTACATACCCTAGTGTGGTATAATTTAGACAACAAAATCGAACGTATGTACTAAAACAGAACAAAAGTTCTATAAAGTAGGTGAGAAAGTGCCGAAGTGGATAAATAAAATACTTGGAATCAATCAAATAGAACAGCAGGCAACCAAGCAATTTGAAATGTTAACAGGTGGCTTTCGTGCATTAGGTGGCTTCAACGGTGACGCGTGGAGTAATGAAATATATCGCAGTGCAGTTGATACCATCGCACGACACATTGCGAAGTTATCAGGCAAACATGTGGCTAACGGTATGAATGAGGAGAACCATTCTAAAATTAACCGAATATTAAGAAATAGACCCAATCCATACATGAGTGGTTATGACTTTTTGTATAAGATTGCAACACATTACTATCTCTATAACAACGCTTTTATATTAGTGCAAAAGGACAACAAAGGTAATTTAAGTGGACTATATCCATTATCAGCATCAAGCGTCGAATATGTGGTAGATGGCGCGAATGAAATGTATCTCAAATTTTTATTCAATAGTGGTGAAGTCGTACATTTCCATATGTCAGAAATCGCTGTGTTACGCCGTCACTTTAATTCTAATGAGTTATTGGGCGATGATAACAATGCGATCATGAATACTTTAGATTTAGCCTATACACAGCAAGAGGGATTGAGTAATAGCATTAAGAATTCGGCTAATATAAGAGGATTGCTTAAATACAATCAAGTGTTAGCACCAAATAAATTAAAAGAAGCTAAAACTGAATTTATGAACAATTACATGACTATGGAGAACAACGGGGGCATTATCCCTTTAGATTCAAATATAGATTATGTACCACTTAAATTATATGAGACAGATATAGAAACATCACAAATACAAGCAATCAAACAAAAGATATATGACTACCTAGGTATTAATGAAAACATCATCACAGGTAATTATAGTGAGGACCAATGGCAATCATTTTTCGAATCAATCATCGAACCATTTGCCATACAGTTATCTTCTGAACTAACCGAAAAGATATTTACAGAACGTGAACAAGCGTTTAGTAACAGAATTATATTTGAGTCATCACGTTTGCAATATGCAAGTACAAAATCAAAAGCCACTGTGATAAAAGAATTATTACCGCTGGGCGTGCTTACAATTAATCAAGCATTAGACTTATTAAACCTACCACGTGTAGAGGACGGAGACGAGCGTATACAATCACTCAACTATATAGAAAAGCAATTAGCAAAACAATATCAAATCGGCGATAAGGAGGCGACACCTGATGAAAGAAATTAGAAGTGCAGAGATACAAACAGATTCCCAAAGTACCGAAATGGTACTGGAGGGTACGGCAATTGTTTTTAATAAGCCTACACAAATTAATACACCGACAGGCTCATATACTGAAATCATCAAACGTAATGCCTTAGATGGCTTAAAGCTCAACGACACGCGTCTTTTAGTGTCACACGATATGAACCGTATACCACTAGCCAAATCACCCAAGACAATGGATATATGGACTGATGATGTAGGTATGCATTTCAGGGCAACCTTACCCGACACAGAAGAAGCCCGCTCTGTTTATACGGCAGTAAAACGGGGCGACCTCTCAGGTATGAGTTTCGGTTTCACAGTATCGGACGGCAGTCAATATGATGTGAATACACGTACACGTACTATCACTAAAATTGATAAGGTGCTTGAATTCAGTGTCGTGAACTTTCCAGCGTATCAAGAGGCTAGCGTAGAAGCAAGGCAACAAATTCAAGATGCAGAACTTAAATACAAAGCGCGCCAGCAAGCGTTAAAAGGCTTAAACAAATTACAATTAAAGGAGTTAAAATAATATGTTTAATACAGTACAAGAAGCATTTAATCATTATCGCAATGCATCACTTGAAGATATTGAAACACGAGCAGGACAAATCAGAGGCACAATCGAGAATGACCCTGAAGCAGATGTAACTAAGTTAAATATCGAAATTGAGGGACTCAACCAAGCAAAAGAAAATATTAAAGAAAAGGAGAAAGAAGAAGTGGAACAACGTTCATATAACCCTATTACAGGAACACAATTTAAAAAACAAGATGTACCGAAAGAAAATATTTTTGGTTCACCAGAATATAGATCAGCTTTTTTCAAAACAATGTTAGGACAAGAGTTATCTAATGTAGAACAACGCACATTCAATCATGCTATGGATATTCAAAAATCTGAACACCGTGCAGATGAATTTACTTCATCATCTAATGCATCGGCTGTGATTCCTGAACAAACATTAAACGAAGTTATTCGTCGCGCTAGAACACAAGGCGGTTTATTAGCAAATGTACGTTCATTCAATATGCCGACTAAGATTCGTATCCCAATTTCAACGCCACAGGAACGCGCTGAATGGCATACTGAGGGTGCAAAAGTTGAAGCAGATAAAGCAGTTACAACAGCGGTATCATTTGAAGCGAATGAGATTATTAAAATCTTTACTATCTCAGTGAAAGCCAAGACTATGAGCATCTCAGCATTTGAATCATATCTTGTCGAAGAATTAACAAACTGTGTTGTTGAAGCTATTGAATACGCATTAATCAATGGTACGGGTAATAATCAAGGTCAAGGCATTCTAACAGGTATCACATGGAATACGAAAAACAGCTTGAAACTTACAGGGAAATATACTGATTTTACAAAAGCGTTAGGAATGTTAAAACGTGGCTATGCACAAAATGCTAAATTCGCTATGAGTAACGCAACATTATATAACACAGTATATGGCGTGGCGGATAATAACCAACGTCCTATCTTCGTACAAGATGCACAACGTGAGAATGTCGGATATATCTTTGGTAAACCAGTAATTATCGACGACAACATTGAGGACGGCACAATTATTCTCGGTGACTTTAACTATGTAGGTTACAACTTACCACAAGGGATTATGCTTGAATCTTCTCGTGAATCGTCATTCCGTTCAGGGCTTATTGACTATCGAGCAATGGCGGTCGCAGACACACGTGTATTAGTTGATGAAGCATTTGTGAAATTAACAGGTGCTGCTATTTCTGAACCATCAGCATAATATTATAAACCAGTTAGGGCATCAGTTAATAGCTGGTGTCCTTTACTCATAAGGGAGTGAACACAATGATTATATCAATAGAAGATGCACGTAATGCGTTGAGAGTAGACGGAGACTTTAACGATGATATTATCGTCCCATTGGTTGAGGCAATTCCTAATTACTTGTATATCACTACTGGGCGTGATTGGTTAGATGAACCAATACAACCATTAGCACAAACAACAGCTAAGTTTATATTGCAACTATGGTTTGACCCACAGACGCAAGATAGTGAGCGTTTAAAGCGTACGATTGATAGTTTACTTGTATCTTTAACGGCGTTAGGACGTGAATATAATGGTTAGAAGTATACCACAATCATTTTATAGAAGTAGTAAATGGATTAAGTGCAGAAATAGCTATATGTCAAAACAACACTATCTATGTGAGCGTTGTGGTGGATTAGCGTCAATTTGTCATCACAAAGTACATTTGAATGCTGAGAATTATAAGAATCCGTATGTATCATTGAATCATGATCTATTAGAAGCACTATGTCAAACATGTCATAATCAGGAACATTTCGGAATGCCAGCAATTGGAGACGGACTAATGTTTGATAAAAAAGGAAATATAATAAAAGTATAAATATAATAAAAAAATTAAGCACCCCCTATAACCTTGATGTGAAAGGAACTCTTGGGAAACGGTGCTGGGGTTAACTTATCCCCCACCCGATATTTACAATATTTAGGGGTACCTAAAAATAAAGATAGGAGAATGTAAAAATGAAATCAATCAACTTGGAGAAATTTAAAAAGTATATAGACGAAAATGATTTAGATAATAAATATATATTGTACGATTTATTAGAAGAGCTAACATTTATGAAAGCAACAATGGAAGAATTAAAATCAACTGTACGTGAGCATGGCGCAACATATGTTTTTACACAAGGTGAACAATCATACCTTAAAGAAAACCCCGCTATGAAGTCATACAATACAACTGTAACAAAGTATAACGCCACTTATAAACAACTATTGTCGTTACTACCACAGCAGGTAGAAGAATCAAGTGACTTTATGGACTTTGTGACTAATGTTTAACTACATTGAACAGTATTACCAAAAAATTAAAAGTGGCGATATTGTAGCATCAAAGCGTATTACAAAGCAATATGAAAAATTGGTACACGATATGTATAACCACGATAAATATGTCTATGATGATGATAAGGCACAACGCCCTATTCAATTTATAGAAACCTTTTGCAGGCACTCAAAAGGCGATTTAGCAGGTAAGCCATTGATATTAGACTTATTTCAAAAAGCCTATATATCGGCTTTATTCGGCTTTATAGATAAAGATACAGGGAAACGCCGATATACTGAATCTTTTTTCTATGTTGCCCGTAAGAATGGAAAGACGACCATGTTAAGCGCCATAGCTTTGTACATGATGATTGCAGACGGTGAAAGTGGGGCAGAGGTTTACTCTGTGGCGTCCAAAAGAGATCAAGCGAACATCTTATTTGACCAAGCGCATGAGATGATTAAGCAAAGCCCAGACTTAAATAAAAACATTCGTAAGCGTAAGAGTGATTTATATTTTTCACATAACTTTAGTAAGATGCAGTCGTTAGGAAAAAACTCTAATTCATTAGACGGATTAAATGCGCATTTGGTCGTAATAGATGAGTTGCACAGTATTCAAGATAGAAATCTATATGAGGTTATGAAACAATCACAGTCAGCACGTACACAGCCATTACTGATAATGATTACAACAGCAGGCACACATAGAGGTACTATATTTGATGACTTGTATGAGTACGCTTGTAATGTAGTAGATGGTAATTTCAACGATGAAAACTTTTTGCCGATTATGTATGAATTAGATAAAAAAGACGAGTACAAAGACCCTAGTTGCTGGCAGAAAGCTAATCCATCACTAAATGTATCAAAGCGTATAGAAGATTTAGAGCGTAAAGTGGCACGTGCAAAGAATAGCGCGAATGACCTTACGGGAATACTCACAAAAGATTTTAATGTACGCGAAACCAGTCATAAAGCGTGGCTAACATTTGAACAAATTAATAATACTGATACATTTGACATAAGAGATTTTTCTGATTGGTACGCTATTGGTGGGGCAGACCTTTCTATTACAACAGACCTTAGTTGTGCCACACTATTATTTGTAGATCCAGAAACAGAAGTGAGGTACGTTCATCAAATGTATTGGTTACCAGAGGACAGCCTAAGGGAACGTGTAGACAGTGACAAGATTCCATATGATAAATGGTATGAACAAGGCTTGTTGCGTCTGTGTCACGGTAATACGATTAATTATAGGGACATTACAGCGTGGTTTATTGAAATGGTGAATGAATACGAAATCACACCATTATGGATTTATTACGATAACTATTCGGCGAGGTATTGGGTAGACGAGATGGAGGCAAACGGTTTTAAAATGATTCGTACGCATCAAGGAGCCAAAACATTGAGCTTACCTATGCAGAATTTAGGTGCAGACCTTGAAAAACACAAAGTGAATTATAATAACAATCCTATATTAAAATGGTGTTTAACAAATACAGGTATTGAAACAGATCGTAACGGCAACATCGTACCTGTGAAAAACCAATCACCTAAACGTCGTATAGATGGCACGGCTTCATTATTAGATGCTTATGTCGGTTTGTTTGATAACTATGAAAGTTTTTTACGTGCTATGTGATAGCTGGTATAACGATTCGTTCCGTCAGGGTAATGACGTTGTGAAACGCGACGTTAGACAAAGGAGGTGTAACAATGGCATATCACTTTAATAATAAAATCAAGATAGTTGAAAGGGTTCAAAGCGGACCAATGCCCAACAGCTATAAAGAAAAGTTAATCGCAGAACCTTGGGCGGATATAAAAACAATACGAGGGAATGAGTATTTGGGTTCTGGACTTACAGCATCAGAAATACCTGTGAGATTTATAATAAGATACAAAGAAGGAATCACAGCATATCAACGTATCAAATGGAAAGATTTAGATTTTAATATTGAGTCCGTTCAAAATGATAATGGATTGAATAGAACACTCACTATTTATGGAAAAGCATATAAATAAGGCGCTGAGAAACGCATTCAGATGCATTATAATTATAATTTGTGGGTAATGTACTTTAAAATGTAAAGGGAATAAGTATAATAGGAGGTATTGTAAATGGATAAAGATTATATTTTGAAATTGTTAAGTAAAAAAGGATTGGATCACATTGACCTAAAAATAATCACTGGTGAAAAAGTATCAGTTTCTAAAATTGAAGAAGATAATTCAGAGAATGAATTGATAGAAGTATTGGAACCAACAAAAATCACTGTTAATTTAAAATATGTAGTTACGATTGAAGAAATCTATCCCCCAGACTTTGAGGCATTGAATGAGTTGTCGTTTTAATTAAACGGGTTCAACCATTCATTGGCTATGACATAATTATGACATAATGAAATGCAAAAACTAAAAATAACGGCATTGAATAATCTTTAAAACGTTGATTTAATAGGGTTTTTAACATGTATTTAAGTCAAATATCGCTATGACATAATGCCAGGCATGATGTAATTACTATCTTAAACTTTAGATGAATATAATAAATTAATTAAATGAGTAGAGGTGTTTCTCAAGAGTTTCTTACTTTTGGGGAGCGCCTTTTTTATGTATTTGATCCATTATATTTAAAAAGTACTCAATGAAGGTTTGAGATTAATAGAATATACATACAAAAAACGCTTATAGTCAAATCGTTATTTTCTTCAATTTCATATTCTCAAATTCAAATGTGACTATCCAAGGAAATTGATGTTTATATTGATTAAATGCTTCATAACTAAAATCAGTCTGATAATAGTTAATTATTGTTGAAAGAGCTGTACCATGTGTGCCTACTACAATGGATTTTCCAGATGCTTCTTCTAAAATATTTTTTAAAGCCAAAATATTTCGTTCTTGGACTTCTTTTAAACTTTCACCGTTAGGAAGTTTAAATGTGAAATCTTCCCACTGTTTTCTTGCGATTGATGAAAAATCACCTACCCATTTATCAGAAATTTTGCGCTCTCTTAAGTCATTGATGATTTTAATTTGTCGTTGTTTATTGTGTGCTAGCGGAGTAATTGTATCAATAGCGCGTTTATAAGGACTCGAATAGAAATGATCAATTGAAATTGTAGAGAACTGATCAATCAATGTATGGCTTGCTTCAATTCCCTTAATTGTTAGCTCACGTGCCATATCATCATGATTTTGATAGTTAGGCTCCGCGTGACGTATGAAGTAAATCGTGGTTTTCAT